CTTCACAGCCTACGGCTATACTGATACCCAAGCACCGAAGCACCATCGTGTTGATTACAACACTCCGTTGATACATCATTTTGTGATGGACTTCGATTGTAAGGACTTCAATAACAAGGGTGCTGATGTGGCATTCGATGTACCGCAGGAAGAAGTGAGAAGACTTCACACCTACTTGATGGGTGGGAACTTCCTTCACTATGTGTGGTTCAGCGGTGGTGGGTACCATGTATGGGTTCCGCTTTCCGAGTCTCTCACACCAGCAAACGGTAGTGAAGTTTCCCGAATCAAACAATCGGGTAGGGTCTTAATCAAAGAGTGGGAAAAAGAAATAGGTCCACTCAATTGTAATGACCCCACCGTGATGTTTGACACATCGGGTATGATTCGCATACCGAACTCATACAATGCTAAACGAGGTACATGGTCGATTCCTTTAACCAGTAATCAAATCATGACACTTTCTCTTGACGATTTGATGGACTTGGGGATGGATGCACACAGTGGGTACATTGCTCTCGGTGAAGAAAGGGTGACAATGAAAATTGTAGAGAACAAGTTCGCACAGGACTTTGACCTCAAGCCTGTGGATTTACCAACGGTATCATTAAATGACATTCATATTCTCCCCTGCCTGTCCCAAGCCGCAATGGGTGGTGGTAATCCACCGCATAGAGCAAGGTACCATTTTGTGTCATATTTGGCAGATAGGTTCCGCATGTTCTTCCCTGCGTGGCGTGTTGGTGACAAGGAGAAAGAAGAGCATATACGAAGTATTGTGAGTATATGTCAATCGCAAGAATGGGTAGACTACCGTTATGAAAAAACGGAAGAGCAGGTACGCAGTATTGTAATGACAGGATATTCACATGCTACATGCTCAACACTCTACATGGAGGGATTCTGTATGGGTAAGTGCAAATATTATGATGGAACAGGAGTTGATGCTTAATGCACTGGTTAAGATGTATATTTTGTAATGCAAGACCGTCGAGTAGTAAGAGAATGAATGATAAGCCCGCTGATTACAAATTCATTTGTCACACTTGTAGGAAGCAAGAAGCACCCGATGAGCATAGGTGTATCTACATCAATAAAAAAGGCAAGCGGTGTGGACATTGGAAAGGGCACAAAAGTGATATGTGTGGCTTCCATAGTAAAGAGGAATTTAAATGAAGCCGCAACTTATCATTGACAGCAACGAGCGTGGCTTACTTTGCGAATCTATAGAACGCAAGGCTAAGAAGGCAGGGCTGGTAGTAGCACGCAAACCTTTGGTTGTTGGTGACTACCTTCTCGGTGGGGCATGTGTTGAAGCAAAGAGTGTAGGCGACCTATTCCAATCAAGTCACAGTGGACACTTGTGGCGACAACTCGATAACATGGATGCAAATTATGAGCGTTTTTTTATCGTGGTGCATGGTACAGTAGAGAAGTATCTTGCCATGGCACGCAACAATGGACGAGCCAAACTCACATACTCTAAGGTGCAGAATGAATTGATAGGTACAATCGCTCGACTCATGTCGGATTTTGATTGCCAAGTATTCTATTGCAACAATGTAAGTGAGGCCGCATCCTTCATCGTGCGATTGCATGGTAAGTTGCACAAACCTGCCAGTAAGCACGGTGCACATTCAATTCGCCGTGTCGCATCCAATGACTTGCGACTTGACATGATAATGACAGTTCCCGGTATAGGTCAAGAAACAGCAGAAAAATTACTGGAAAAGTGCGGTAGCATAGAAGAAATGTGCTTTCCCGACTCAATCAAACAGGTCAAGGGTCTTGGTGAAGTACGAAGAAAGATGCTTGTCAACATATTGACAAGTGAAGAACCTGTGCGACAAGAGCGTAAAGTTCGTCGGTAGAGTATTTAAACCAACTAAGATGAAAGGGAGTGATATAGATGGCTAACAGTTATTTTGGTGCAGAAATTTTAGAGAAAGATACAACGGTTGATGAAAGAATAAATAAAGTGATTGAAAAATATCCTATATTGGATGCATACCTACATCACTTTTCACAAACTTCAATGAAAAATCAAATACCCGGCCTTCTTTCCTTCTTTTTCATTCAAGGGCAAACAACCTTACCATACATTCGCCTTCCCACAGGTGACACTCACCTTGATTTGAGAGTGCATGTGTTTTGGATTCAACCATCTCGTACTGGTAAGTCGATTGCTTGGAATTTTATTAGTGACATTATGGAGAAAGCAGAAATTCCATTTGACTTATTCGCATCGGGTACAGACGCAGGTTTGATTGGGAGTACAGAACAAGAGTATGATAGTAATGGGAAACCAACAGGTGAAGTAAAGGTAGTAGAGGGTCTTCTAAGTGGGCGTAAAGCAATCAACTTTGATGAAGGTTCAATCTTGCTAACACCAAACAAACACAGTCAAGAAACAGTGCTGTATCTTCAAACAGCGTGCAACCCTGTGGGTAGTGGAAACAACACACTCGTTAAGCACATGAAGGGACAGAAGATTGAGTGTCCCTCCCTCGTGTCGCTTTGGATTACCACATACCCTCCGAAGGGTGTCAAAGAATATGTGCTCACTAAGGGTATTTTCCAGCGTGTGTTATTGTATCACAAACATTGGGATATGGATGACAGGAAAGAAGTAAGTAATCGTAGGTTAAACACTTTTATGAAAAAACCTAAAAAAGTTGAAATGACTAAAGATGATTTATACGATTACTTTAAATCCACAGAAAAACGCATTCGTGACCGTTTGTTGGATATGGCTGAAATGACTTTCTCACAATGGTCGGAGTCCTCCAACGAAGAAAAGGAAGAGGTTGTACAGGAGCACATGTGGAATATGTTCAGTGCTGGTGAGGATTATACAAAGCAACTTGAAAAAGCATCCGAAAATTTGTACGAGAAATTAGCCGCACAACCTCCATCCATCAGTGAGATTATCGCATCGTTCACTCCTGCCATCGAGAATTATTTGGGAATCTTCGCTATACACATGGCTATCCTCGATGAATCATGGGTTGTGACTGGTGACCATGTTGATGATGCAAACAATATTCTTTTCACGCTGTTTGAAAATCTTATTGCGTGGTTGACAGATTCAGTTGAAGTTGGTGGCAACAAGCAAAAGGAAGCCAAGATTCACGATGCGATGATTGCTTGCCATGGTGAGCAAACACAACACGAACTTGACACACATGGTGATGGTTGGGTATTGAAGAATATCTTCATCTCTACCTACATGAGTAGGGCCAAGGTGTCCAAGAGTACAGCCGACAGGCATTTCAAGGACTATGGTGCCTCCCTGTTCAAGAGCCGCAAGAGCGGTGGTCGGGTTTTCATCCGAAAGATTGGTGATACACAATGAGCGACATACTGGCACTTGACATTGAAACAGCAAATTTCTCACATGAGATAGGAGGGTGGAAGAACACTCACCTGTTTGAGCCATCAGTAGTGGCCACATGGGATGGGAACGATGGGACTATCTATTGCAACAAGGGGCTTGATGTGGATAACACAGTGAAAGCCTTGCATCCGAAGACACTGGGCGAAGACTTAGCAGACCATGTAGAAAAAGGTGGTCAAATCCTTGGACACAATATCAAGGGTTTCGACCTACCTGTATTGCGTGATGCTCTCGACTGTTGGACAGCCAGCGACTTGATGAAGTCGGACTCGGTTATTGACACACGCAACATGGTAAGTAAAGCCGCATTGTCCGTCGCAAAGGTGGACACATCGCTTGGAATGCTCACAAAGCACACCCTCGATACAGGTAAGTTAATGAACAGTGCTGATGCCCCTATCGCTTGGAGAGCCGGTAAGTACGACGAGGTTGCAAAGTATTGCTTAAGCGATGCTAAATTGACTTATGATTTGTACCAATTCGGTAAAAGCGAAGGTTATATTTCCTCACGAAGTCTTGAAACAGGAGAAGTCGTGGAGATTGAAGTTGATTGGTGAAGAACATGAACAAGAAAGAAGCAGGAAAATCGGAGAAAGCACAAGTACACAACATTCGAGCGGCCAAGACTGTTGCAGAAACAGTCAAGAGTACGCTCGGACCTATGGGTATGGACAAGATGATGGTCGATGGACATGGCAATGTCATCGTCACAAATGACGGAGCAACCATCCTACGAGAGTTAGATGTATCACACCCCGGTGGGAAGATGATTGCAGAAGTCGCTCGTACCCAAGAAGCATTGTGTTATGACGGAACTACAAGCACAGTCGTACTGGCTGGTCAATTGCTTGGCAACAGCGAGATGTTGTTTGAGAAGGGTTTGCACCCGAATGTGATTTGTCGTGGTTATCACGAGGCATCACAGATGGCTGTCAAGTTCCTTGAGAACGATGTGGCTATGACGAGCGACGAGCGTAGCACACTCATCAATGTGGCTAAGACGGCAATCACGGGTAAGACCCTTGAAAGTGCGTTGGATGCTGTATCGGAACTGTGTGTGAGCGCAGTGGAGAAGGCTGGCGATGCTGAAAATGTCAAGGTGGTTTCTTTCCCCGGTGGCTCGCTTGAGGATTCGTACTTGTACGAAGGTGTGATTATCAACAAAGACTTTGTGCTTGAAGGTGAAAACACATACGGAAGAATGGTACTTATCAACAACGGTCTTGAAACAGAAAAGGCCGAGGACCATGTGCAAGTGCAACTTGATGCTAAGTCGTATCAGTCTTTCAAGGGTTCAAGCAAGGCTGATTTGATTGACAGTGCAAAGCACATTGTGAACGAAATGCCTCATGGTGGGGTAGCCTTTGTTCGTGATGGTGTGAGTGACATGGTGTGTACATACCTCAAGAAGAACGGTATTATGGTAGTACGCCGTATGCCGGAATCATCCATGCGTGCACTTAGTCGAATGAGTGGTGTGGAAATCGCACAGACTCCCGAAGATATTGAGGGAGCCGCCGAGGTTTCAATTACTCGTGAAAGAAAAGATGGCGTTTGGTATCTTTTTGTTGGTGATGGTGTTGAAAGCAACGAAGCAACACTGGTGTTGCGTGGTGCTACCTCGCACACACTTGAAGAAGTCGAGCGTGGATTTGATGATGCACTCGGTGTCGTTTCCCTTGTGATGAGCGGAAAGAAGTATGTGATTGGTGGTGGCAACTCATTCGTTCGCATGGCCATGCACTTGCGTCAACACGCCGCACAAATCGGCGGTAGGGCACAGATGGCCATCGAGTCGTTTGCAGACGCCTTAGAGGTCGTTCCTGCTACCATTGCGGAGAATGCTGGACATGACCCGCTTGATACCATTCTCGCTATGCGACACGGCATCCTACAGGGTGATGTACACCTTGGTCCCGATGTGACCGAAGGAGGCGTTAAGGACTTGCTCAAGGAGCCTGTCTTTGAGCCATTTGAATTGGTACGCCAAGCAGTGCTTAGTGCAAGTGAAGTGACCAATGCCATCCTTCGCATTGACGACATTGTTGCTCGTCGCCCGAATCAGTGATGAGTATGCTTGTTTGTGTTTTGTGCGATGAACCTTGTATGATTTTAATTGATGGTGATTTTTGCGAGGAATGTTGGAATGGGCCGGTTGATGGACAGGTTAAAGCAAAAGTGTAAGGTGTGCGGGGCCAACGATATACCCCGCCGTCTTACAGGTCGCTTCATTGATTACGACAGTGAACGAGTGTACCTCTTACACTGTAAAGTGTGTGGAGTGTTTTGGCTTGACCCTGCTATCAAAAAGTTGAAACCTTATCGTTTGAAAAATATCTATCTACACCCATCAATGGATGAAGAAGAGTAATCAAATCAACCGTACAAAAGTAGGGTCAGTAGCGTGACTTACTGTACAAACAAAGCGTGCATAACCACCATCAGCATCAGCCGTATCACCTATGGCAGATGTGGTAGAGTTCGTCAATGCGAAAGTGCCAGTATTTGAACCATGAGTGTTTTTTATTTCAATAACATATCCAGCAGGGAAAGGTCCACTTGTGGTAATCGTAAATGTACCACCGGGTGTCAACACGAGAATGTTTGCATCAGCCGATGTGAGGTCAATGCTCGTGGCTGTACTGGTCAGTACACGGTCAAACACTGAACGAGTGAAACGGGCGGCGTGAGTACCACTGTAGTATAACACATCTTTGTCATTGTCACCTGCTGTGGTGCTACCTATTTGGTCACCAAATGATTGCCATAGAGCACCGAAGCGGCTTGCTGTGAAATTCGCTGTATCTTGATTGAAAGCATCAAGTTCAGTGTGCAAATCAACGGCTGTGGTAGCCCCTACAGCACCGCTGGTGACAGGAGATAGGTAGAGGGGGGTAGGGCGTACAAACACACGCTTGTCGTTGCTCTCACTGATTGACAGTTTGAGGTCACCACCCGATGCTGAATACACAGCACGAATAACAGCAAGCACGACACTTTGTTTCACATCAAGGCCACTTGACTTAGGATTGCTAAGGAAGGCAGAAGGTGTAGTAGGGTATGTATTCGATGCTGTGGTGACTGGTGTGCCTAATTCCCATGTAATACATTGATTCGTTGTGTCACTTGAAATGTACACAACAATCAATACTTCTTGGCCACTGCTAAGGGCACTGTATGTAGCACGCTTGTGTGCACTACTTGTAGTGAATGCAACATCTTGTGATGAGCCGGGACCACCAGCAAACTTGTACAACGCACCGTCAAGCACTGCGTGTCCACCTACAATGCGTACAGTGTAAGTGTTGGTCACTTGTTCACAAACACCCGGTAGGTCTTCGGGATTATCACGAATACTTGCTGTACCCGCTGTGTCTTCTTCCAACATGATACCATTACCATGCACACCCTCAAGCATGTTTGTGAGCGAAGGGCTGGTGATGTGTTCACCATCTTCTAAACTGTCTGTAAAGACCCCGCTACCAGTCATTGCTGATGCGTGGTTTGCCGCTGTATGTCCCGATAATGGATTGCCTGTCATTATGCCACCTCAATTGCAATTTGAATTTTCAATTCGTTTGCTGTTGATTTAGAAATTGGTGTGATGGTGTATCGACCCACTGGTGTAAAATCGGTACTGTCACGAAATTGAATGTACACTTCTTTTATTTGCTCGGTAAATGAAGTATCATATGGAAGTTTTGCTTCTACCAGTAAAGATGTGTCATCAACAATTGTCACTGTGGGTGTGAGTGTGATGGCAGGTCTGCCAGCAGAACCATCATCAGCGGTTGCTGGTGTACCATCGAAGCCCAAGATAACCTCGTTAATGTTGCTTGCAAGTGTGTCAAGCAAAAGACGGCGCATAAAATCACTAACTGGAATAAATATCCCTCCTTGCTCTTGTCTTGTTCACACCAATCGGTAGCCCGTTTCCACCAATGAGTCCACGATTGTGCGTTCCCTTCACACCACCGATAAGGTATGCTGTGTTAAATACTCCCCTTTCAGTCACCGATGAAACAATTCTCAATTCTACTTTACCAAACATTGCTAAGTTCTGCTCTACCACTTGTACATATGTTGCAGGGTTGGTGTCATTAGCACCAACGGTAGAGCCTTCCGCAACACCCTGTAAGATACCCTCGATACCTGTGTCCAAGTTCATCATTGTTAGGTCACTCATGTTTCGCATAGGCATGTGTTTGACTTCAGTGACTACCTTGCTTAGTCCGTCATACTTTACTGTCATACCGGGGCGCAGTGTAAGTAAATTCAAATGACCAGCACTTGAAATGCTTCCACGGATGAGTGAGCGTGATTTGAGCACTTGGCGTGCTACACGGCGAGCGGCGTTAGTTGTACGAACAGTGTTGTCCACAACAGGTGCACTGTCTTCTCGTACTTCTTCGACCTGCCCTTCTACATCATCCACCGTGACAATCACCAAGTCATTGAGAGCCAATGGATGACCTTGTACAGTCACACGGTTTGATATGTTTTCAATTGGATTATCTTGCTTAGGACCAAAGCGTAAGTTCTTGTCCACTGTATAAGCCGCTTCACTGAATACAATGGGTATGTACAGTAAGTTGCCAAAGCGGTCAAGCAAAAGCATACGACTGTCATGACGACCTAAGAAGCGAAGAGCCGTCATAAGATTCATGTTGTTGAAGTCTTGACCAATAAAGCGTGTACTGTGCTTGCGTGCTGATGAAGTCGTCACATTCTTCGGGCGTGAAATATTCACGCTTGTAGCACCGCTGTTAATTGATTCGCCAAGTCGAATAGCCAAGTCGGTACTACGCAATCCCACATCAACTGGTTGACCAAGTTTGACAGTACGACCTGTAAAGCCAATACCATCCAGTGTCTTACCTTTCATGTTGCGTAGGTTCATCAACACACCAAATGATGATGATTCGATATTGTGAGGTAGCAATCGTTGACTCGGCGCATCAGCATTGTAAATGAGCATGGGGTCATTTGTTGTAGAAATTAAATCATCAGCAAAGAAAGGAGCGGAGTTAAGGGAATGGCCCGGAGTATTGTGATGAGATAGTTGAATAAATGATTCACCTTCGACAATGTGATAATTGCGCTCCGGCATCACTTGTAAATTACGAGTATTTTTCTTTTCAACTGTGACCTTAGCCTTGTTTGCTTTCTGTACGCTGATGCGACCGTGATGAATGGCGTTGTCCACAAACACAGGCTTACGCACATGTGCCATTACTTCATCAGCATCTATACTGTACCGACCAGTCCTTGTATTTTTGAGGACGGTCATGATTCAACCTCAACAGTTCCATCGCTTCAAGGATGCTCCCTTTGGTGTCAACTTACCTTTCTTACTGGTCGGTCCCTTTACACCACTCATACGAGCGCAGAACGATTTACGACGCTTCGCTGATTTACTACCCGGCTTAAGTTTGCTTGGTTTGGTGGTCACAGGCGGTTTGAGGTTAGAGCCTTGCTCACGCTTGGCCTTTGCTCGCCCCTTAGCATTCAATCCACCCTTGCGGTGGTGCTTGTTTGGGTTGTAGCCATGGAAAGGCTTACTCTTCTTTTTAGCCTTCATCAAAGCGAATGTGTTTTCCATAGGTGTACAACAATTGCAAAAGTCGTAGTCAATCATGCACCATCACCACTGTGGTCTGTAGAATTGTAGTCTACATCTCCTTTATGTCCTTTTGGATGAAGAGATTGGGAAAAGCGAGGATGAACACTGTAATCCATTCTTTCTTCTTTCGTTTCACCTTCTTTATGCGTGCGCCTACGAGGTGCATCAGCACGATAGTGCTGTAGTGTGTTTTCACTCATCACAACACGAGTGACTTCGTTGTCCAATTTTGTCGAGTCGAATCCACTTGCACTTGTTCCAATAATTTTTGGACCTTGGCTCATAGGCACTGTATCACTTGCGCTAATGTCCATGTAATACGCAGGTGCGTATGGAGGGTTGCTGTCCGGGTTGGAAGCACGAATATACGAACCAACTGATGCTTGTCCATTAGCAACTTCATACACATACAAACCGTATTTACCACCAGCCGTAGCACCGAAGTAGTTGCTACCGTACTGTGGGCTTGACGAATGTAGGTTGAGGTTAGAGCGGAACATTTCAGCGTGTTGTTTGTCCAGTAATCGAACTGGGCGCATCATGTATGTGACCTTCTTATCGGTGACATTTGTGCGCTGGTGTCCGTTAGTGTCGGTTTGATATGGGTTGCTGGACTTCCACGCAGATGCCGCAGTGATACCATACTTTTCGGCAAGATAACCTTCAACTTGTTGTAGTTCTGTAGTGGTAAGTGCTCTATTGAATTGAATAATTTCAGCAATCTCACCCACATACGGAAATGAACCTGTATTCAGTGTACCTATGTTCTGTGAATCAGCCGTTGATTTGTAAAAATTAGCAGATTGAGTACCTATTTGCGTACCATCCACTCTTAGCAATTGTGTAGCAGAAGCACCTGCACCATCGCCACCACTTAATTGCATGGTAATAATATCGGGTGTGTTGAGTGTAATAGAACCTGTACCGGACCTCAACGCTTTCCAAGTTGTATCAGCACCAACCCAAAACTCCCATTCATTGTTTGAACTTGTCATATCAGCGTATATATTGAACCCCGACCTTGTGACAGGAGAGGAACTTCTACTTTCATAACCTAATTGGTGAGCATTGTTATCATTGTTCACAGCACCTACGAAAAATATTGTAAATTCATTTGTATTCAAATTTGCATCGAAGGCCAATTCAAGTTTATCCCCACCATCAAATCTTAACACAGGCATATTATTAAAATCGGATTCGCTTGCGATATATGTTGGTTTTTTGCTACTGGTGGATTGAGTAAAGTTTCGATTATTTCCACTCGCATCAGCCCATGTTGATACACTACCACCGTCAGTCAAATCGAGGCTGTCGCCTTTAAGCCACAACACCATACCCGATGTTGGTATGCCACCCCATTCTGTGTCATCAATTGGTGATACGAAGTTTCGGGCTTCTGCTATGTAGGTACCACCGAGTGGATTGAAGTTAGAAGTATGGGAAAGGCGCATAGCACCACCTTGCGGCTGGCCGCTGAAATCAAGAGCGGTGAGGTCGTAATGACCAACCGTTTGCGACCCCGCTTGCATACCACCTTGCACAACAACACGCTGGCCTACACCCCTGTCAGTGTGTAGGCTGTGAGCCTCGGTGTTGATAGCAATGAGGTTGTCATCGACACCTTCTACATTTTCAGTGTCAAGACCTATACGGGGTGCGCTACGACTTACAGCATCCTTGTGCGGTGAATCACCACTTACTGTTTCTACACGGTCACTTACCACTGCTTCGGGCTTAAGCAAACCGTCTTCGGCAATGTCAAGTCGTGCGCTGATACCACGAGGTACTTCGTCGGGTTGTAGCACATCATTGCGTGCTCGGATGAACCCATCATTCATGTTAGGCTCGGAGGTGTGATGAGACAAAACTACACCTGTAGCATGATATGGTTCATCAAGTGCCGTAAGTACATCTTCGTTGAAAGCCGTAGGGTATCGTAGTCCACGCCCATGCCCATCGTCACCAACACGGTGAGCATTAGTTGGGAAGTACACATCGACTAACTCATTCGCATTGTTGCTATTGGTGTCATTCTTACGACCACCAAAGCGTGGAATAGTAGAGTAGGTTAAACTCAAGTTGCCGCTACCATCAGCCGCTACCATACCTTTCATGTTCACTACCGGCTTACCACCGTTAAACAAACGCTGGTATGGTGTAGCGTCACCTGTTCTGTCATATTCATACACATCAGCCGCATCCCAAGCAGGACGAATACCGAATCCACGAACAGGGTGTCGTCGTACATCTTCTCCACGAGTATTACCCCACCAATCAACCAAGTAATACCCCACAGCATCGTCAATCTTTGCAATATTCTTACCACCAAGGTCACCCCACCAATCACGGAGAACTGTTTCTTTATTGCGTAGAGTGCGTACAGGGCATCCGAATGGTCGTGCTACACGCATACCGTCACTGTAGCGTACTTGCCATTCGGGTTTATCCACACCAAGCATACCGGAGAAATTAGTCTGTCTTTCCATAATACCGATTTGTGTGTTAGGGTATGTACCGTTGGCAAGACCGCTACCACCAGCGTATGTCCATGTTTCAGTTTCACCTTGTACAAGTGGTCCGTGTGGATAACCTACACTTGCATTCGTACCTGTGATTGCCGATTCTCGGAACGCACGCATACCGTACAGTGACCATTGCGGTTTGTTGTAAGGTTGGCGCAATCCAATACGATAACCAAACGGGCGTGTGCGTGTTTGTACGGGAGTAAAAGTAAGTGTACCATTCGTCACAGACCCACCTGTGGTGGACGCACTCAACTCAAAGGTAGTAGCGTTAGTGATTGACGAAACTGTTGCACTTCCGGGTATGCCTGTACCGCTCACACCCATGCCTACTACGAGTTTTGCTGTAGAGTCCATCGTGATTGTTGGGTCGTTATTGTAGTCACAAGTAGCATCAGTAAATGCATCGTATGTGGATTTGACCACACCATTTGTGACGACATACGAGCCGTCATCATCTTGGTCAGCCCATATAGGCCCATCGAAATCATATTCTCTTGGGAAGTCCCAAGCAGTGGACACATAACCATATCCATCAAGGCGGCTAACCAATGGCCCACCACGGCTACCACAGGGCCAAAAGTGGTTAAGCATAGTTTTGGTTGAGGCGTCACTGCTGTCAAATTGACCACCTTGATTTACAAACGCTGTCAAAACATTGCTACCGCCATGCGACTCATGTGTTGATGCAGTACCCATAGAACCTGTACCGTGTGTAAGAATTGAACTTCCTACAGGTATTGTAGCAACAGGTGTTTCTACCACCACAAGAGAAATTGTATTATCACTTTGCACGGTATAAGCAACACCGTCTATGATAATTTTAGTTCCAGCACTAAGACTCGCCGCACCCCTATCGACACTACCGCTACCCAATGTGGTAATGGTACTTCCACTTACAGAAGTGACTCGTCTTAAATTATTTCCAGCGGCATTCTTAAACGCATACGGAGGAAGTGGTGTTTTACGGTGGAAGGTAAATGGCCCCATACTGGCATAATATGTTGCATCGTGGTAGTGTACCGTTTCAAAGTGTTCGGGCATACTGTTAAGTGGCTTTTGAGCAATTGCACGGTCGTTTAATGGGTTAAGCCATGTTCGACTTGAATCGGAATAGAAAGTGTGCGGGCGTCCAAGATTTGGATGCCATAAGCATAGGTATGCGTCAGCCATATGTAGGCTGTTAGTATCACGGCTACCTTGCAACATTTGTGGTAAAACACGAGTCACCATGCTGGAAAGTGAATCGGTGAAAATAGCACCTGCTGGACGGAAATCATAAGCACGAGTCAAGCGAATCTTCGTACCCGCTGTTAAATTACTGGTAAAATCACTGTTGGCAACAATGGTGAATTGAAGCGGTTTGTTCATGTTCGATGCATCGTACCCACTGCGTTCACTGTATGTATGAGTTCGACGCACTCCATTAGCATCAGTATATTCTAACATGTTTCCGTAGTATGGTTTTTGTGGGAAACCACGAGCATCATCTACTTTGATAACTGTACTTGATGTAAGACTTACAAATGTACACACTGGGTTAAGGCTGATGTTTTCAAGCACTTCGTGGTATATGTCGGGGTGTGTGCTTGGATAACCTGCGAGTGTGATTTGACAAGCAATGCTACCCGCACTTGCACGAAGGAACTCATAGTAGGTATCAAGGCGATGATGATTGAGGTGTCGATAACCATAGGCATTTGCATCATCCGGTCCTGTTTTGTGTACTATACTCCACCACGGAATATTAGTGGTCATACCCGGAGAGGACTTGACGAACATCTGCGGGTGGTATGGTAGTGAACGCTTAACAAATGCTGGACTTTCAGTAGCCTGTACACCAAACTGGTTGTATAACAACAACGGGGGTATGTTTGTGAATTGGCTACCATGGTCGGGGTCATGGTCAATCATGAGTTCGTTAATGAATACTTCACAGCCACGCACATCAGCCATAACTGCTTCTGCTAACACAAGACCTACCGCACCCGTAGCACTGTTAGGCTCACGCAATCCAACGACCAATGCCACTTGTTGACTGGTCAATTCATTCACTGTACCATTCGGCAGGTCAGCCACAGGTCCATTTGCATGATAGCCCATAAGTTGCGACTTGTGAACATTCGGTTGTATAATGATTTGATACGCACCTACTTCGCTTGGGTCGGGGAAGTGTTCTCGTAGAGTGTATGTACCAGCCGCTTCAAGCACAATAGTGTGTCCACCAGCGGCATTGACAACACCAGCCTGTCCTTCGGATGCCAGTACACCATACCCGTCACTACGAATCTTAGATTCAAACATAAGGGTGAAAGCACCACCGTGTATGTCACTCGGACCACTCGGTGTGGCTGTAAGTGACCCAAAGGTGTGCTGTGTGTCATAACCGTACAAGTTGTTTTCAAGAGTAGTTGAAATATCACTCTTCAAATTACTCATTGTTTGTTCTTCAATCAATAGTGATTCGTGTGATTTAATGGTTGCAGAACGAATTGCTCGGTGTTTGTTGTATAGACCTTGGTAAGCAGGATGAGCAAAGTGACCGGGTAATACAGCCATAGTTGGATTGACGAAGTGGTGACCCATACGAGGTAAAGCCAACGGACTCATCTTAGGCACTTCGTACATCGAATGACATTTTAATGCGTTCAATGTGTGATTGTCGTGGTATAGAGTGTGTGCCATGTCGGGGCTGTTGCCACTTACTTCTGCATGGTCACGCAAACGGCGAGCCGCAAAGAATCGTGTGCTACCAGCAGGAATGTAGTATGATGGTACAACCTTGAGTGTGGATATATCACCAGCAATTAAATCAGTAAAGTCAGCATCACCTACACAACCAGTGAATGTTGAGCCACTGATATTGGTGAATGAAGCCACACCACCCTTGTCAGTAGTAGGATTGTAAAGTCGAAGGAACTTACGACCGTCACGGATTGATTCGTTATACAGCGAGGCGTTTGGTGCTGTATTGACTGTTAGCGTTGTACCGCTGTACGATACAGCCGTAAGTGCATTGTTTGTCACACCCAAGGTGTGCGTGTAGAAAGTAGGATGGCGGTGGCTATGTGTGTTGCCATTCTTAGTCACATGGAAAAAGAGTGTTCGGTCATGTAATTCGTATGATGACTCAAGCGGGGCATGACCAGTTGCGGTTTCCCAACCCGAATAGGTAGGGTCGGGAAACTCGTTTTGGCTGATATGCTCCCAATTATGGTCACCGAATGTACCGCCAAGCCTTGGTCCTTTTGTTTCATCAGTAAATAGATGCTTGAGACTGTCTTTTGAGAGCGGTCGAATCATACCACCTGTGCCCATTGACTCCGTTTGGTATGCTTGTAGGCGGTCAAATCCACTACGAATGACAAGATTGCCGGGAATAGAATCGGGATTTGGTAGTCGTACCTTCATGTTAGGCTCGACACCACTGCCCGCAGTAGCAGGTGCCAATCCTTCTGCACTACGGTCGGAAACAGCGTTAAATGTACGAATAATGGTACCAAATGGCGAACCACCTTCGATAACATGCACTTGTCCTGTATCATCCTCTACTTGCATTTCTTCAAACTGTACTTCTTCGTTTGGTATCGACAGTACATTTCGTAATTCATCGGGATGGCTGGCGGCAATTTGTGGATGGGAAAGTTCCTGCGCCTGTATGATTGGGAACATAGCACTGTTTGTAGTTTCAAAAGAGAAACGGTTGATACCGTATAATTTTTCTCCCATAGTGTACGGTGTATTACTCAATACACGAGTGACAAAAGGTACAGCACCCAAACCACGAGCGTTGACAGCAGGTAGGCTCAAGTTGCCTCCATCCATACGCTTCCACACAATGTGTTCCACGGAGAAGTTCTTGGCGGGTGAGCGTTGGTTCATTTTGAAAGCGTTTGTGTCACCAAGCCAATAGTTGGCATCATCACCATATCGGTCAAGTTCCGCACTGGTGCTTGTTTTGAGGTCGGTGATGAGATTACGCTCCACATCAGTTGTACTTTCCAAAAAGAAACTACCGGGGCTTTGGTCTAAGTCAAAGAACATATCACCTGTCTTTGAAAAGCAAGGTTCTGCGTTGTTCAACTCAATATCACCGCCTAACGGACCATTGAATGTAAATGCACTACTCGGAATATCATCGGTAGGTTTGGTGGTGTCTGTGACGAGTGCTTCAATATTCGGTCCACCGTGCGCTGGTGCAACGAACCTATCTACCCCATGTATTCGTTCATCCCATTGTGATGTACCTGCAAAGGTGATGGCAGTAGCGGCGGCTACTGATGCACCTGTTTTCGATACAACGGACAACCAATCACCAGTAGCGGTGATGCCATCACGGTCACGCTTTGCAACAAGTGACATTTCACCTTCATATGACACTACAAGGAAACCACGGGAAAAGACACCTTGTGGATGGTGAAGTGTTCTTGGAACAGCGTCAGCATCAGCAATATGAAGTGGACTTGCAAAGTATGTAGAATCTTCAACATCAGTGTATGTTGCCGCCGCAGTTGTCGTATAATTCCAAGAATAAGGAGTGGTGAGAATACTATCGGAGTTTGCCCTATTGTTCAACACACCGCTGGCTTCGGGGCCGTTTCGCATAGGAGTGAAGTGAGGTAAGTGACTAAAGGTACTCATGACGCTTGAAGCGGGTCCGTAAGGTGAGAAGCCCAACATGGGGTGCCAAGCACCAAGACCCGCTCCATACCCTTCTGTACCCACCCTTAGCGAGTTAAGGTATGAATAACGCTCTCCTGCCCAACCCACAGCCCCCGCAGGGCGTGTGCGGTCAATTGCATCCACAACACCGCTAAAGTGTACACGGGTCATGTGATGGCGTGTAGAGTCATTGTAGTTGTTGTAGTAATTGACACCCGACTTACTCCACACTAAAATTTTCTGCGGTATGTTAGGTGGTACGGCTTCGGGATTGAAATCGGGAACAGTGAGAGTTTCACCTTCACACTTGTTTTTCCATGTTGTCATGTCTTCAAACTGCGCTTTACCAGTAATTCTGTTTGGAGCAAGCCAAAATCGCACGGTCCATGTACCACTGTTATTGTACACTTCACGAGAATGATACGGGGCGAATGCGGGACATGTGTGATTTGGTTCACTTGTAGTAGGGAATCTCCTACCTCCCTCATCAGTTCGTAGCCACCCACTCGCTGGTATTTGCTCAAGTGTAGTCTGTGAATTAGAACCTCCTATTACTGCTTCGGCAAATGACTTGGAAGAATTAGCAGTGTCATTTGTGTACACACCAGTAAAGTTCATGTCAATCCAACCGTATCGGTCTTGACGCATTGCGTTGCCCATTGATGGCATAAATGTACCACCCAGTGCCTTAAGCGCACCTTTACCGGGGTTTTCGTTGATTGCTTGACCGATGATAGTCGCCAGTTCTTCACCATTTTGGCATCGAGTAGCATCAATAACAATTATTTCACGGTCAAAGTTCGCATTAACTTCATTCAATGCTCCGTCAAGAACAATCTTTGCCATTGGTCCCGAAACACGGAATGCTGTAGGTTGCATCACATTGTTGAGTTTTGCAATCTTGTAGTCACCTTGTTGCATTGGTGGGTTGAATGAAAGTTGATTATCCATCCAAGAACCACCGGGGTGATACCCACCGTCCATGTGGAATGTCATATCGGCACTCATCGCAATACCGTAATAACCGATAGCACAATGTTGGTACGGGTGCGCTTTCATGTAGTCTGCTTCGTTATTGGCTACTATTTTACCCGATACTGGATTGATAAAGTGTTCTCCGTAATGATAGCCGTGTTCGGGGCGTTGATGAATACCATAAGCCGAAGATGTGTTAGCACCAATGTTCGGTATGCCTTGAGGTGGTGACCAGTTGAGCGTTGTATTCCAATGGAATCTTTGACGGCGGGATTGATAGTCTGCATCGGGTGGACCGTAATCACCATCATTGTTGGTAATTGGGTTTGGTAGATTAAGACCGTGTGGAACTTTGCTCCACGCATTACCAGTGGTGACAACATAACCGGGATGTGGCTCTACATTTCCAAGTGTACCCGATGCTGTTTCGTAGAATGGGAATGCTTGACCGGGACCATACACAAGGTATGATGTGAAGTAGTCTGTACTGGTTTTATGGTCTGTGTACCGTGCTGTTTGATGTGGCATACGGATGACTAACGGTACAGGCCGCTGTCGCACAATACCAGCGGTGTATCGAGCAGTGACATGAGAGGGTTGACCGGATGCTAAATTTGGCAGTGTACCAGTGTCAATGTCGGGAGAAAGAATGTTATTTTGATTGTAAGCAGGTGGGTTAATGCTTCCACGGTTTTGATTAAGATATGGTGTACCGGGGAAGAAAGCCAATAATGCATTACAATCCATCATCGCATATGCTGTGCTAATTTCATTGGCATTTTGAATACCTGCTGTACCTGTAGGTCCAGTCGAATACGGGTGTGTATAGAATGACGAGTAATCGTTTTGCGAACCATCGTTCACATCGAGCACGACACCGCTAAATCCACCACCAAAGTACAACGGTACACTGTGGTCGTTGCTGTCCTTTCCACCCTTGAAGTAGGTGATAGGTTCACTTTCGATACTACCATACAAACGATAGCCGCTAAACTCTTTGTCTGCGTGAAGCATTAGAAGAACATCTGCCCTATCAGCACTTGCTCCGTACAATGTATTCCACTCATCGTTGTACTTGTTGTCAACAACTTTCAGTTTGGTTGTAGAGTGTGTAGCAGTTGTAGCCTGTACAGAAGTGATTGTAGCGAACCTATTGCTTCCCGACCAAATGACCTTTGTATCTCCAAATGATGCAAGTTTTGTTTTGGAATCAAAAGATGTGTTATCTTCACCTGCTGGAACAAGTATATGTGTCGTTGTTTCACCGGAATTTGTAGTGAAAATATCATCACTATGGGTAAAGTCTGTAGTCACCAAGGCGTTGTCAATAGCAGGGAGAATGTGGTCGCCCATCTTTGAAGTGAAAGATAGCCCTTTGAGGTTATTTGCCCATGAATTAGTTGGCACTGGGTCGTTGTATGAATCAACAAGAATAGGTGTGGGTGTGTTGGTATGGAAACCACGGGCCTTGGTGCGAATTTGAACAACTGTGTGTGGGATATAACCACAATCAACCTTACGATGATTGTCTTCTATGTCAGCATCGCTTACTGGTTTGTTGAATGTTGCGCTTGCAGTGACAGTATATTGGTTATTGAGTGATTGGTCGAGTTTTTCATACTCACCAAATTCAAGGTGAGGTGCCTCAATACCTAAATCACGGTGCACTGATGCTTCAAACATAGTTGAAAGTGGGCGAGCACCACGCTGTGGATTGTGTGCACGAATCTTGATAGCGTCAGCGGAGACACCCCATTCACCAAATGTACGACCATCAGCCGCATACATGTGTCGGCAATCGAAAGATACTCCATCGTCTATGTTAGGATTGACAAGGTTGATTGCCTCGGCAGTGACAGCCGCAAGCAGTTCATCGGTCACCAATGTTGTCCAGTTAATTCGTGGTGAAATAAGTGCTTTGATGATGCGGTCGGTGGATGCGTCAAACATGGTGGCGGAAGACTGTAGCGTGCCGTGACCAAGTGAACTTAAAGCGTGAGAAGCAGTGAATGTGTCACCTCGCACACCGTGGAAAATATGTGTACCTGCGCTGTTCGATTGCGTGCGACTTTCGTATGAGATGACATTTCCAACTACACCTTTTACAGTTGTATCTGTAAATGGGTCAGTCACTTGTATGACGCCGTTTTGACGAGGGAAGCCAAGATAGCCAAGTATGTCGGGATGGTTGCCAAGTTCTGCACCACTGTCAAATGGCGCACTAAGTTGCACTGTGAGAGTCGTAGCACTCGCATCCCACGAAATATCACAATCAATACCAGCAGAAGGGGCATATACACCTCGCCACTGATTACCCCGCCAACTGTTTTTGGTAAAGTTCGATGGCACTGCAAGACGGCCAGTGGCGTCACCAAACCCAAGCATGTGTTGACCAATGGTAAAACCACCCTTGGCTACATCACCGTCATTAAAGTACACGCAAATTTCATCCTCCATGGTTGAAGGGATTGTTGTCAAATCGTTAGCAAACGACTCACCCATCTTACGATATACGAATCGTACACCATAACCTTGTCCTCGGTGGTCTGCAAATCGGAAACCGTAAAGCGGTGTATCTCCAACAGCATCATCGACTACTTCCGTGGTCTTCACATGTCCACTGTAATTGGTAATGCTGGTAGGAGTTGTACCACCTATGGACAAACCTTCGTTATACAATACATCAAACTCGGTGTCACCCTTACGACCAAGACCGTGCTTACCTGCTATGGGTGAAAAACCGGGTACACCGGACGCTACAAGACCACCGAAGTTGATACGACCAACTGCTTTCTTACCAATTCGCAATCCCTTTACAAGAGCCGTCGATGGACTTTGTGTTTCAAATGATTCGTCATTAACACCGTTGTGTGATATACCACCAAGATGCGCTGAAATGTTGCGTCCTTTTGGATTACTCACTTCGTTGCGTCGTACAGTAATATCGTGATTACTTGTCAGTGCTTCATCCGGCTCTTCCTGTGCGACAAACTCTCGTAGTGTTGTCACTGGTGCGAATGGGCGACCATCTTTGTTGAGAGGCATAGGCGCAGGGTGCATGTTTTCACCGAGTATCTCATCGGGTTGCGCCCAAAAGTTTCGGAATCTTCCACCGTGACCAATGAGGAATTGTGGTTGATATGCTGATTGACCCTTACTGTTGTCAAGCCATACACAGAAATTGCG